ATACTTCTTCTACAATTCTTTTATGTCCATCCAATTGATTCTTATCTTTTATCCATTGAGATTCTCTTTGCTTCCACTCCCAAATTTCTTTTCTATACTTTTCTATTAAAAGAGGTAATTCTTCTGTCATAATTTACATTGACTTTATAGGATAGTTACCTTAAATTGTCAACTAAAACAAACATAAAAAAGGAGTATTATGCAAAACTTAGAAAAACTAAAAAAAGAATTAGTATACGCGAACTATGAAGACCCAGATCGTGCAAGTATATTAGAAGTAAAAATAGAAAAAATAGAACGAGCTAAACAAATGAAAGAAAATGGTCATGATGATGAGACTATTTATGCAGATGTTTGGAACCATCCTGATAAATGGTGTCAAGGAACTTGTGGAGGGTTTTTGACTTGGGAAGCTCACAACGCAGGTCTAGATATGTGTTGGGAGTGTAAGTACGAGGACATGGACTAGTGGGAGTTCCCAAAAGATTAACTGAAATGCAAAAGAGATTCGCCGAATTTATAGTATTTGGTGGACCTGAAGGACCAGTCTCACAGATGGAAGCAGCAAAACTTGCGGGCTACAGTCATAACAGAGCACGACAGGAAGGATCAGAGCTAATGAATCCTAGACTATCACCACTTGTTGCAAAATTTGTAGGTGAATTGAAGGAAGAAAGACTTAAGAAGTTTGAAGTTAATTATGAAACCCACATTGCAGAACTAGATAGAATTAAACAGATGGCTTTGAAGAAAGGAAGTTTTTCCTCAGCTGTAAACGCTGAGACCAATCGTGGCAAAGCAGCAGGACTATACATAGACAGAAAAATAATAAAACATGGGAAACTAGAAGAATTAACAGAGGAACAACTAGAAGCCAAAATGAAACAAATTTTAGACGACTTCGCTCCTTTACTGAATGCAAAGATTGTTGAGGGTGAGATTGAAGATGCACCTAAATCTTTACCATCCTCTTCACGCAAGAAAGAGGAATCATTGTCCGATCCCCAAAAGTAATATTACCATCCTCTTCCCTGTCATAGGAAGCAAACAACTTAATACAATCTCTGTCTTTAGAATATAACCACCCTTCATTGACCGGATGAGACAGTCTCATTTTATTAAATTCTCTTTCATCAGCCCAACCAGAGTCACTTACGATGTCTATCCAGTTCACCCTGTACTTTATAAAAGGTATAGGAGTTGGATCGCTTTGACTTAAGCTTATTTTTCGTTTTGTATTTCTTCTTGGCATAATAATATTTAGGGTTGTGCTTCTCATGGAATTTATCCCAAAACTCTTCTTCTGTCATCTCAATTTTGCCTTATTTCAACTTCCCGACCCCTAGAGACTAAAAAATATTTTTTCTTCCCACAGCTCTGTTTTTTTTTCAAAGTATCGGTAATGGGGGGGTGTATCCCCTCTTCCTCCTAGAACCGTTGGTATAACCGCGTGATTTAAGGAAAAAAGGCCGACACCCCCCCATCGGCAGGGTATCGGCAGGGTATCGGCAGGGTATCGGCAATGTTGGTGATTTCATTAATTTTGTATACTTATGTCGCACTTAACTTAAAATTTTACCATTTGACCCTTATTCCCGACCCCTTGCCGACCCCTTGCCGATACCTTGCCGATACCCTAGGTGTCGGCTTTTATGCCTTCTTTTAGACACATTTCTGCCACATTTGAAGACATACCACGCGTCAAACGTGGTACCCACGCGCCACACGTGGTTACTAATTTAGATTTTGTTATTCTCAAATTCTTTTAACAAAGCGTTTGGATCAATGTTGGCTCGCTCCTTCTCGTCATGAATCAGTTCATTGTAATGGTCCAGTCTTTTTAAAAATCGATGCTTCCAGAGCTTTAACATAGCGTCTTGAAACTTGAATTCCTGGTAGTACAGATCCGGCGTGGCTATCATAATGACACCCTGTCTAATCTTAGAACCATAAACTTCGTCATGCGCCATGGCGTACGCCGCAACCTGTATATAATAATCGTATATCCATTCCTCTTTCTTGGGTCTATTGGCCTGCTTAAAGTCTACAATAGTGTCAAGACCGTTGTGCCTGCATACAAGGTCAGTAGAGCCAGCGTATAGCCCAGGATAATGCAGCATAACCTCTGAACCATAGTATTCTTCCACGGGCGTAAGGCCCATTTCAATAATTTTTTGGGCCATGGGCTTCGCCTCGCATCCGATTGGCGTAAGATCATCGTACCCAGTTCCTTGAATATGAGATTCCAGGAATTTGTGCATGGCTGTCCCCCGCCTACTAGATAGATTCTTGATTGATTCTGCTTTTTCATGTCCAACTTTATTTTTCCAGGCCGTTAGATACTCCTGATTCTTTGTCTTTGCAAGTATAGTTGTTACCGACGGCAGTTTTATTCCCTGGAAGTCATAGAACCTGGTCCCTGTTGCGTGGTCCGTGATCTGTGTTCCGTGGATGTAGTGGTATTTATTAGATTTTTTCATTCCTTTTAATTTATCTAAATCATGGTATTCCTTTATATCTTCATCTGACATCATTTACGATAACCATAACCTTTCCTCCTACTTCCATATAGCTTATTCCACGACCAAACATTCAGCTTACTCGACCAATGGTATATAAATTCTAAAAATTTTTTTCTCATTCTATTCCTTTTTTCTTAGGTTCATACAGTGTATATTTTATTGTTAGTTCTTCGTCGGGCATTATTCCTTCAATTGTTGTAATATTCCACTTGTCCATCCCGGGCTTTATACGCACTTGCGAGCGGTGGCAGTTGGGCGTGTCCGAATGGTTGATAAATCCTCCAAGAGGCGTCCTGATGTATTCTTCCTTTTCAATTCTGTAGTGGGAAATTCCCAGTTCTGTTCCCCGAAGGATGGCTCGCGTTGCGAACAGTCCCTGGCCGTCGATCTTTGAGTCGGCGACGACGATTCCGTGGGGTAGAGGAGTATAAGGTTTTTGAAATTCTTTTATGTCTTCGTCGTTCATCATGGGGATTAAAATATTGATTTAGAATCAATTGTGCCAAACTCTCCTTTAGGTAATATATTAAATGCTAATGAAAATCTATTTTGGTTAGATGTATTAAGCCTAATTTTATGTCTTACCTGACTAAAAAATAAAATTAAGTTATTGTCTTCAGGAACAATCGTCCATTCGGACGAATTATACAGGTTATGTTCTGTTGGTGGAGTACCAAATATAGAAGTATTATCATCATAAAATTTAATACTAAAAGCAGGATTACTTTTAGGATAATAAACCCCAGTCAACCACGAGTTATAATGAGTATGTGAGTTCCAACAATCTCCTGGTCTTGTTTTAGTTAGCCATGAACTAAATATTTTATAGTTAATATTTTTTAACATAAGAATTTCTTTAAGAGTTGCATCTACTGCTTTATTAATTTCTTTTTTAAGGCCCTTATATTTTTTTAAAATATTTAAATTCTCACCTAGTAAAGCCGTGGTTCCCTCCTGCTCCATAGGTCTAAACTTCTCTTCATTAAATTTTAAAGTCAAGTCCTCTTTTATATCCAATTTATAAATAAATAAAGGTTTGGAACATATAGGAACAGTAGATATGTGTTTCATCTTGTCCTTGCAAACATTGTATTAAAAACTTTGTGTAATGTTTCTGTAATTTTACCTCTATCATTTTCCACAAAAATTGCAGCTTGTAATAATCCTTCTAGATTATCTCCTAATTTTCCAATCGCTGAATTACAGGCCGAACACAACCATCCTCTAATGATAGTTGTTCCATGAATATGATCTAAGTGAAACATTTTTGGTTTTATATGACAACATTCACAACGCTCGGGCTTTGGAGGAGCTTTTTTTCTCACCTCTCTTTGTTCTCTCCATATCTTAGTATGGCATTCTCGGCAGCGTCCTTGAAGATAATAAGCTCCATCCGACCTTATACTAGCTGAAGTAAATGCGATTGAAGGAAGAATCCTATGACATGTTCTACATTCGTACGTATCGGTTGCTTTTCCTACAAATTTAATCTCTCCTCTATAGTGAACATTTTCATGGTGTTTATACTTTTTTTTCCTATTAGGTGAAGGCAGTGTATTTAAATTAATGTGTGGACGTGCTGGCATTTTATTTCCTAACCGTAATGGTCCATGGAGCGTTGGCCGTTCTCAATCCATCCTTACTAGTGTCCCAGTATCTTTTACAAAGATTACCTGATCCTGCAATGAATTCATGTTGCTTTTCAGAGTGGGGATCATAAGGTCTTTTAATCTTTTTACCATCCGACTTTGAAAAATAGCTAATGTCATATTGAGTTTTCATTTTTTCCAGCCTCCAAAGATTCGATCGTATAGCCATATAATGGGAAGCATTATAAGCCACATAATACACATCACCACCATCATAAGTCCTTTAAAAAATTTTTTCACAGTACCTCCAGCATGTAAAGAGACAATAACGTCATGAGTCCCAAGAAAGTAAAGATGATTATAAATATTTTATTCATAGTTTGGACCCACCGCAGGCAAGATAAGGGGAGCAGGATAACCTACGGTGGAAAAGGATGACTAGTCCCTCAAACATTAAATGTATCCGTCCCCAACTGTTAATTTTGTTTATGGCCATACTCTTCTAATAATTCTTTCACTTTCTAAATCTACTACATTGTCCCCGAGCTCTTGTGCTCTAGGTTCGTAGTGGTCTATAATTTGTTCTATCTTGTGTAGTTTAACCTGGGCATAGGGCCATATAAGTTTAGCAAACGTCAATGCGTCTCTGTAGCTGCATCTCCAACGCCAAGTTTTTTTGGCTTCCCTTTTATTTAAAGTGCCACAACCTAGTGTTTCATGAACCCACTTCATGACTTCTCTGTCGGGCATAGCTATTTCACATCTTATGCACCAGTAGCTATAGGGTTTTTTCTTTCCTTTTCTATGTTGTTCTCTTTTTCCGCATTCAACAGAACCTTGGCTATCAAATAGTCCGGCTATGTATGCAGCATCATTCGTGTTCATCGTTTCCTTTTAATTCATCGTAAACGTGGCTTTTAATATCCTTCTCCGTAGACATAATTGTTAAAACATCTATTCCACTATACGCCTTAGCGTATGGATTCTGGCTTATACCTATTGTAGTCGTTCCTCCTATAAACGCCATTTCAGTGCAAGAACTTGTAATTATTACGATTACTGCGAGCAGCATCATTGTACTCATCCATCGTGGGTTGATATACATAATATTCTCCTTCCGAGTCACATTCCCAGCATTGGTGAATATGATTCTTATAATCTACATGGACAACTTTAACATATCCGTTGCCCTTGCACACGTTACAAATTGCTTTACTTACGCTGTATTTTTTTAATTTTACCATTTAACTTTTTTGCTTTCTCATTTGCTATCTGTTCAATAGTTTTGCTTATTGATAATTTTGCATCCGGCAATAAAACTTTGGACAAATTAATCAAAGTCTTGTATGTTTCATGTGATAGTGAAACGTTGCGGTATTTAGTTATATCGGTCATATGTTCCTTTCATTTGAACTATTATATAGGACTTTTTTAAAAGCTTGTCAATGATAAAATTTACTTTAATAATATGGGTGTGCTCATTTATGGCCGGAACCAAGTGCATGCCTCCAATCTATTTTCCAACCATATACGACAGCTGGACAGAATGCTCCATAGCCGCCCATGAAGAGTCTATAAAAATTATAAAAGCTTCTGAGCCTGATTTTTTTGAAAAAAATAAGGTTGGCATGAAGTATATATGCGATCCGGTTAAGACATATTGACAATAGGGAACAAATGTGGTACGGGAGAATCTTTCCACCACAATAACCTATTCTAATTCCCTTTAGGGTAGGTTTATTCACAGTAGAATCCCTGTATCGTTCCCCGTCCATCGTTTAAATACCACCCCTGCTTGGCCCCTGATCCGCCATACGTGGCTATGGCTTCAACGTGGGCTTGGCCCCAGCCGAAACAATCGTCAGTTGGAGAATTAAATTTTAATCTTTCCTCTATTAGAGTTCCGTCGAATAATAACACCAGTAGTATTAAGTATTTCATGCATCGTCTTTATCACGTTCGTCATGTTTTCTCTTGCCCCATTTAATAATTCTATTAAAATTGTGGGCTTTTATGTCCAGCTTGGGTCCATATTTTCTCCACATGTCCTTGACAAGATTTAGTTCAACGAGCAAATTAGCCCATTGCCTGTTTGATATATTAGATACTTTTATCTTGATTTCTTTCATATATATTTTTTAAATACCATTCTCCATAACCATGATCTAGTAATTGATACCGCTGTAAATATAAGAGCAATACCCATACTATCCAAAACGCTCGGGTAGAGACCGAATAGCGGAAATATCACCAACTGTATGATGATGGCCAGGATGTATCCTGACCCGACGTCTATAAAACTTTCTATAAAACTTCTCATTTCTACTGTATATATAGGATATTATATGACTTCTGTCAAGCCTTTCCTTGGCCGCGATATTTTTTATATGAATGCCGCTTCGATTTGTTCATCGTAGAAGTGATGGGATGGCGCCCGATTGAAGTGCCTTTATGAGTTTTTTGGTAGGTAATGACCACGCCATAAAGATTTCCCTTTTTACGTGACATTACTTAATGGTATTAACCCCCCACTTTTGGACTTTTGACATCTTTATCTGGTTTAGCAGGTCGAGATATAGCCGGTAAATATCTTATTGCCCCATTAACATATTGTTTACAGTCGCTACCACAATTAACACATCTGTATAGTTCTGGGCTTAGAGATATAAACATTGTTTCATGAGCACATGTAGGGCATACTCCACCTGTAACTTCTGCTGCTATATCAAGTGCTTTCCCAAAAGGACCGTGTCCGTACATGTTTTTCTTTTCTCCTATACTTAGTTTTATCTCTTATAATTTTCTGTGTAAAGAACTTTAAAGCTTTAGCAATTGGGTTTCTTCTATTGAAGGATGAGTTTTTTAATTGAGATCGAGCCATCTATGTTTTCCTCCAGTTCCGCTTTGGATTTTATACATTTATATTGAACAGATTTTCCTTTAGATGTTCTTTCTGCTACTCGTTTATGTTTAAGACAATCACTTAATGAATCCTGAATACGATGTTCTTTAATCTCATGGTTAATTATCATTAATAAAGCAAAAATAGTTTCTATCATTTTAAACTCCACCAAATTAAAAATATGGGTATAATAATATGTTCAAAGATTTCATAAAGACAAATAAAAACCAAAAGCCAAGTAAAGAAAAGACTGGTTTTAGATTTTAATGTTAAATATTTAAACATCTTCTCATGCCAAGTAGTAATTTTCTGTGTAATTTTTAATAAATATTCTTTCATTAATATTTAACTCCATTCTCTACTTTAAAGGTTCTATGTTCTTCCTGAACTTTTTCAAGAGTTGTTTGTAGCTTTTCTAGTTGTTTTTGTAAGAACTCAATATTAACTTTATTGTGCATACCTTCTTCTATTTGCTTTTGTATTTGTTCTATTTGACCAGCCATGTGTTCTATTAACATAAACTGCTCACTATCTGCTGGTAAACTTCCAAGTTCACCTCTCGGCCACTTGATTCTAAATTCATTATTTTTTTCTATATCACCAGAAAGTCTTTCTTGTACTTGTTCTAAATCTTTTTCTAAAAGTGTGCCTTTAGTTTCTAAATTATTTAATCGTTCTACAACTCCAAAATAAGACCAAACACCTAAACCAACTGCTGCCACAATGGACAGTAGATTACGCATAGGCATAGAAATTGCTGTGTTATCTGATATTTTCATTTTCTTACAATATGTTTTCTTAATGCTCTAACTAATCTTTCAATATTATCAATAATATCAATTAGCGTTTTATCTTTAATAAACTGTTGATCACGTTTTAATTCATCATACTCTCGTAAAGGAATAGTTACTGTTCTTCTTGATGTAACTTCATTCTCATAACTAGCATCAACTGCTGCTTGTTTATCTTCACAATCACTCATTTATACACCATCTTCATTCCAATAACAGCCCTTTGGTTTAAAGAACTCTTTCTCTCCTATAATTTTATTTTTTTCAAGCATATCAAAATATGGAGATTTTAAATCCTCGAACGCATCTGCCCATGTTCCTTGGGTAGCAGCTTTTGAATATTCCGTTGCTCTTCCCTCAAAAAAATTCATATGCTCAACGGCATTTAATATTGCATCTAACCAGCCCAAAGGATTTTTATCTACTTTATAAAGAGGATGCATATTTAATTGGGTTAATCGTCTATTAGCAATCCATCTAATATATTGTTTAACTTCTTCGGCTTCCAAATTTTCTAGTGGTCCCATCTCAAAAGCTAAATCAATAAAAGCATCTTCCTGTGCAACAGCAATTTTGCACGCCTGGTAAATTTCGTCCTTTAGTTTAGTTGTCCAAACCTCTGGGTTTTCTTTTATCAGCTCATTGAACAATCTTATCATAGAAAGGCAGTGTAGTGATTCATCTCTGACTGACCAGGTAATGATCTGCCCCATACCTTTCATTTTATTATGTCTAGGGAAATTTAACAAAATTGCAAAACTTGCGAATAATTGAACACCTTCAGTAAAAGCGCTAAAGATAGCTACAGTTCTTGCCACATCATGAAGTGATTGAGATGTTTGTTTATTTAAATAGTCATATTTATCTTTCATAGGTTTAATTTTTAAGAACTCTGAGTATTCAGATTCAGGAAGACCAATTGTATCTAGTAAATGAGAATATGCTGCAACATGTACAGTCTCCATGGCAGAAAATACTGACAACATCATTTTAACTTCTGTCGGTTTAAATACGTGCATGCAATGGCCCATGTAATAATTATTAACTTCAACATCGGCCTGGGTAAAGAATCTAAAGATTTGCATAAGTAAATTCTTTTCTGCAGGTGTAATATTCTTTTGCCAATCACGTACGTCATCGGACATAGGAACTTCTTCAGGTAACCAGTGAATCCTTTGCTGCGTTAACCACGCATCATAGCACCATGGGTATCTAAATGGTTTATATACTGGATTTCCTGATAGTAGTCCTGATTTTCTTTCTTCGGGCATTTTTATTTTTTCATTAGTTAGGCCCCATACACCATGCTAACCAAAACATGATTATGAATAATATTATTGTAAAATATCTTTGTCTTCTTCGATATGTTTTTAATCTCCGAAGACTTAATCTTCGAAGCTTCAATGTCTTCAATGTATGGTATCTCATATATCCTATCCATTATTGACAACTTTCACATTCTCCTGAATCATCTCCAACACAGAAGTCGTCTTCAGTAGTGTATGCCTTTGGTTTACAATTGCATTTTCCACA